TTAAAGTTGTCACTACTGTATCTACTAAGAAAGTGTTAACTATTCAACAGCTCACTGCTATTAAGCTTAATGAGTATATCACTGAAATGGATAACGCATTTGAGAACTTTTTAGATTCTGGGTTTAAGATGAAGTATTCAGCAACAAATGCCCTTGGTAGAATGAATGTTAAATCATCATATACTAAAGATATTATTGTCTGGGCAGTCTCTGTTAGAGATGAATTCATTGTGTCAAAGACTGATAAGGATATGAAAGAAGGATATTCCAACTATACTAATACCGAAAAGAATAAAGTCATTAAGTTCTTTGATACAATGATTGAAGAAGTCTCTGCATACGGTATAGCGGTTAAACCTGTCAGGAAGAAAAAGATAGTTCCAGCAACTAAGATAGTTGAAAAACTGAAGTACTTAGACTTGTTTCCTGAACTATCTATTAAGTCAATCAATCCAGTGAATATGATTGATGCTAAAGAGATTTGGTTATATAATACAGCAACAAAGATGTTAACATATTATACATCAGATGGTGGCATGACTATAGTCGGCACAACTATCAAAGGATTTGATTCTTCGGAACAAAGAAGATTAAGAAAACCTGATAAGCAATTAAAAGAGCTTATTAAGTCAAGGAAGGGTCAGTGGATTAAGAAATTTAAGTCTATGGCAAAAACTGTAACTACAACAGGTACAGGTAGAGTCAACACATCAACTATTATCTTAAAGGCATTTACATGAGCACATCAGGACTAAGTATTGAGGCAGAACTAAAATCACGGCAGATTAATCAAAAGAAGTTTACACAACTAGTAGAAAAACTGGTGGTGTCTAATGGGGGAGATCTAATTGATGCTATTCTAATGATATGTGATCAGAATAATATTGATCCATCCGATTCATCAAAATATATGTCAAAACCATTAAAGTATAAGTTATCAGCATATGCAGCTAATCTTAAATTAATTGAATCAACAGGTAATAAACTACCTATATGAGTATGCAGGACTTTTCATCTGAAGCAGTATATAATTCCTTTAGGATGTATCAGGCACTTAAATTACACTTTACTTCGAAGTCATATAATGCAGTTAAGTATAACTATAAAACCTCTGTTACACCTAAAGGATTCTTTAAACGAAAAGATAAGTACAAGTACAATTATGCAATCAAACATCACTCAGATGATGTGAAGGGATTCTATACATATAACTTCATAGAGGGAGTTAATTGGGTAGGTGATATGACTACAGATAATTATGATAAGCATAGAAAGGTACACGATGCCCTTACATATACATTCAGGGAAGATATGGATCTATTGTCTAATCGTAATATTGATCTAGGTTCTTGGTTAGATTGTAAAGAGTCTGAATCAATGGGTAAATGGGGAAAGAAAATAGTAGTCCCTGAGATTCTTAAAGTATCTGATATATCTATTGAGTCTATTGTAATACTCAATAAGTTAACTGGGTTTGTTAATAGATCTGAAGCTTCATTATCTAAACATGCCACATTTAAGAATCTCGGATTTAGAATAAAACGATATGCTGATCTAATGGATATAACAGATATCAGTAAATATAAAAATGTAGTATTAAACACATTCGAGTAATAATTATGAATAAAACAGATATAGACAAAGAAAGAACCCTCATTGCAATGTATCAAGAGTTCTTTTCTAATTGGGGAGTAGGTGTAGGCACATCAGTTCGTGTTAGACGCGATGAACATCAATTCAAGATAACTGATAAAGGTATCATTGAGGAGATAGTGTCTGTTAATCTAGCATCTATTAAGTTTGAAGGTATTGATGGTCGAGGAACATTTCATATGGAAAATCTTGAAATAATCACTTGACAAAGGGTTCAATATAGTGTATAATACATAGTATAGAAAGTAAAGTCAGTTCGTCTAACTCTGACTCTAATCCAATAGACACACATTGTAATATAATTAAATACGAAACAGGAGAAGTAAATGTCATTTTCATCAATGAAACAAAACAGAAAGACTCAAATCGATGCTATGGTAAAGGCTGCAGAGTCTGTATCAGGTAATAAAAACAACGATTGGGATAAGGATGCCGATAAGTATTGGAAACCAGCTGTAGATAAGTCAGGTAATGGTTATGCAGTATTTAGATTTTTACCAGCTGCGGAAGGTGAAGATGTGCCATGGGTACGTTACTGGGATCACGGTTTCCAAGGACCAGGTGGTTTATGGTATATTGAACGCTCTCTTACCTCTATTGGTAAGCAAGATCCATTATCTGAGATGAATACAGTTCTATGGAACTCAGGTCTCGATTCTGATAAAGAGTTGGTTCGTACTCGTAAACGTAGACTACATTATGTATCTAATATTTACATTGTATCAGATCCTGCGAATCCTGCGAATGAAGGTAAAACTTTCATGTATGTATATGGTAAGAAGATCTTCGACAAGTTGACAGAAGCCATGCAACCTGAGTTTCCAGATGATACACCGTTAAATCCATTTGATTTTTGGGGTGGGGCTGACTTTAAATTAAAGATTCGTAAAGTAGAAGGTTATCGTAACTATGATCGTTCTGAGTTCGGGGAAGTATCTGAATTCTTAGGTGGTGATGATACTAAACTTGAAGGAGTTTATAATTCTTTATATTCACTTGAAGAGTTTAATGGGGATTCACAGTATAAAACCTATGATGAACTGAAAACTAAATTGGCACGTGTATTAGGAACTACTGTTCCAAGAAATACAGCAGAGTCAGTTGAGTTAGATGAAGTAGCATCTCCTGCGTCTGAACCAGCAATTGCTGAACCAGTGGCAGCTGTATCAAGTAATAATGATGATACATTATCCTACTTTGCTAAGTTGGCACAAGAAGGTTAGTTATAGTATAGTTCATCTTTAGTATTACATGGAAGGGGTCTTAATTGACCCCTTTTTTATGCCTATACTATTTGTCTGATTGCCATGCAGTAAATCCCATATAAGCACCTACCACTGATGCTTGACCTACATAGAATAGATCTAACAGTTCAGATAATGCAAGAACACGGTCTACTGGTACAAGAGGAGTAAACAATATAATAGTAAATCCAGTCATAGTTGCCATTGACAACCATGCCATTTTCTTTTGAGATGCCATTCTTGACTCTCTTCGTTCTATATTGATTATCCGCTCGCGTCTGTCCAGTTCAGACTTAGTTAACTTACCATCTTCATTCAGGTCAAATTTAGAAAATATTTCCATACTACATACTCCATTAATTTCAGATAGCTCGCATGCTGTTCAACTCTGCCATTGCTTGTCTATTTTTTCCATCACGAGGAGGTTCAGCTGCTAAGTTGGCGATGTGCTGATCACTGCTACTATAATTGTTATGGGTGACGCTATTATCAACGTTGGTAATTTGTGCTCCAACTCCCAGAGTATCCATAATGGAGTCCCAAAGATTATTTCCCTCGGGGGATTTACTGACTATCTGTGGGTTCTCCAATTCACTTTTATTGTATTCATCATCCTTTTCGGCTTTTTCCTTCTCACTTTTAGCAAGTTCATTTAAAGACCATTGCTTGCTACCGTGTTCTGGGAACAATGGATCCCCATCTATCCATTTTTTAATTCCATCTCCCAAATCGGATATCTTACTAAAATCCGGTGTGAAAAGGTCATTCACTATGTCCTTCAGAAAATCTGATGATAGCAATGCCTCGTATGTTTTGTCTAACATATCAATGATGAACTCCCCAAGTGAACGGATCATACCACCTTCAGCGTTCTCACCTAAGAGAAACTTTTTTAATTGTGTCCAACCTTTCGTCTTTGTATCCTCATCCTCACTGAACAATTTACTAATACCATCCAGAAGAGTTATTAAACCATTCCCTACAGTTATTATGGCGCCAGCAGCCCAAGGGCCTAGTGATTCACCTATTGAAGTCATAAAATCATCAATTTTGGTAAATATTGGCATAAAGGTTTCCTTCAGACTAATAAAACGCGTTTTCATCTTGTCCCACTTTGTCCCAAACTCTTTAGACTTTAAAGTATCAAGGAAAGGCATTACAGAATATATAAGAAGTCCTAAAGCCCCCCCCTTAAGGAAAAGCTTTCCTAAGGATTTAAATAACTTAAACAGAGCAGGAACACCGGATTTAAGTAGACCCAGGATACCCATACCTTTCGCACCTTTCGCACCTTTCGTACTAATCATCTTCCTAAACATATTACCAACCCATGATGGGTTTTTTTCTACACTTTCAGTGTCATCTGTGTCTGAACCTTTCCAATGGTGGTACCGTGTTGGATTCCTACGTGCAGACCCATCTGGATTTCTACCTTCAAGTTCCAGTTCCTTTGCCTTACGGGCTTTTTCTCTAGCCGCGGCTTCTGCAAATTTACCTTGTTTCCTTAAGTAGGCAATTTCCTCAAGTTCTCGCTTATTTTTTCTATCTGCTCTTCTAAATCGTATATCATCAATATTCGCTTTTAGCTCTTTGTTACCTTCCCTAGACATACTATACATCTTCTCCATAGCCGATTGGAAGTCCTTAGGTCCGATAGCAGACTTATCCAAATCAGGAACCATGTGTTGTATACCTTCTAGAATACGATCTAGTCGGGTCACAAGTACCATATGGATACGATTTAGGAGATCATTGTTAATAGAAGCATGGAGTTCAGTCTTAGATTCAAGATTAGTAGACTTTTCTTGTTCTGTTATTGTTTTTCCTTGGTTTTCTTGAAAACGTTCTCCTTGCTCTATAATGAAGTTAGACGATAA